TCTACGACAGATCCACTCAAGGTTCCACACATTGTGGCGTCCAGGGAGCGTGCGGAGCGACCGCAAACCTCACAGCTATCGGTGACCAAGGTCTCCCAATAGGTGTTTAGAAATAATTGAGTAAAGCAGTGTTGAAGCTATACAACACTGACTTAGAAAAGGCTAAGGCTAAATGGTAAGTGCATGTTATTGCGCATTAACCGGATGTAACACGTGGGACCAGGATGTAATCGGTAGTGGTGCCATGGGCACTCATACGGGCAGCTACTTCGGCGGCAATAAGCTCGCGAATTTTATCTTCAGAAGTAGCTCCTTCCGACTGTACAATTTCAGCCCCAACTCCGGGATCACTGATGCGCGTCACGTAAAACGAATATTTGCAATTCGCTGCAGTCCAGAGGTTTATTGGTATCTCAACAAAATTTGATGCAGTAGTATCCTTCTGTATTGTGAAGAGCAACAAATAATGTGAGCCAAGGATCGTATTTGTGTTGTCAGTGGCAGATGCGGCGTTCGTGACGCCAAGGGAATAGGCGTGCACGTTGGTGTTGGCGCATGTGATTGACAGAACGGAAACATTTGGAGAATAATTTGGAGTGAACGTATTTGCCACAACAGTAGCTGAGCCTGTATTGCCCAACGCACCTGTGCATGACACTAAAAATGTGCCGTACACGGCCACGCTATTGAAATAAAGTCTAATAAACGCGCCTGATGATGGGCTTGTGGTGGCTGAATACGTTAATGGTAAACCATTGTTTCCGGATGCTATACTAGTTAGGCCTCCGGCTGGTGACAAAATAAACTGCAACTTATACGTATCTATACTAGTGGCAAGGGCGGGTGAAATGCGAGGCTTGGTCAATTCAACGTGGTACGACACCCAAACTTCGCCAAGTGTCACACCAGCAGCCTGCATACCCACAGTTCCTATTTGGAACTTGGCCATGTTGTATAAGTTCTGATCGCCGGACAACACTGTGTTTCCACCAGTGACATATCGCGTGTCAATAACACCTGAACCCGGCATGCATTCAATTGGGTGAATCATGCTATCGGCGGGCGAACATGTCGTGGAGTATTCACAATTTTCCATAGACCTGCGGTCAGGATACGTAGGCTGAGTGGGATCGTAATTAGTGGCCATAATTACAGACCCAAGGGCTGTGTTAACGGATGCAATGGATGCACCACTGGTGCTGCGGAATTCAAAGACCAACCCAAGGAATTTATAACACTCATAATTTTGGGCAATCGTACTTAACCAGGGGAACAGGACGGAATTACCAGGATTCAGCACATAACCGGTGTTGGCAAATCCGGTTGTTGATGTTAAATCAAACAGGTATTCTCTATTCGTTAGGACTGTCCTGTGTCTTCGGTTGACGAACTCGGGAATTTGATTTCCGACAGTGAGGGTGTTAGAGTTAACTTTGTAATCTCCAAACCCAATGATCTTGGAGAACCAAGCGGCTGCATCACCGGCGAGATTTCCAAGGTGTGGTCCGCCAACCAGACTACCAAGGGTATGGCCGATGGTTCTGGCGACGGACGGGCGAGAAGAGGGCTGAGGCTGTGGACGTTTCTTTTCAGGAACGATGACAACCTTCATTTTCTTCGATTTAAACGGGCGCTCTTTATTTTTCTGTTTTTGTTTGGTTTTATTTTTCTTGGGCATTTTGGCAAGAGGTCAAATGTTTATTTTGTTTTATTTATATTAGGCAGAGGCAATTATGGTCAACACAATTGAAGAGGCTATAAACAGTTGTAAAAGTATATAAAACAACTCTAACCACATAGGCAAAGCAAATCGATCTAAAAATCTGATAGGAGGCACAAGAAACGGCATAGATCAAAGTCCTCTAAGAGTAAAAATTGATCAGATGCGGAAAGGGCGGCGGTTATAAATATTGGGGCGACGCAAGCAGAGACTAAGAGAAAGATCATAGTCGAGACGGAAGTGTATTATTTCGTGGTATACCCGGCCCACTGGCTACCGGGTTGCGTCTAACATGCCGTGTGCAAGTGCCGGAACGGCAACTCCTGCAATTTACGCGTCGTTGGCCAGTGGAGGCGGGTAGCAAACTATTGGCCACAATGTTTGCATTGACCAATGTTCCAGAAGATGCAGTAAAGTCTGGATAGGCGAACAAAGGTCGATGTTCTGGTGTATTATTCGGACCGCGAGGTACCCGCTGTCGCGGTCTAGGGTCGGGGGTTGGCTCTGGGACAATAATATGTTCCCCATCACCAAAGGCCACGGAAAATGTGGGTCGTGGTTCTTCCTCATAGCACAACGGTGGTGACAATAATATGTTCATTCGCGTTGCTTTGGAAATTCTTTCATTGAGTAAATTATCAATCCACGAGTCCATCAATGTCCAACGGAACCCAGGCAGTTGTTGCTCAGCTAGATCAAACATCCAATCATCACGACTATTAGGATATTGTTCTGATTCTTCATAAGTCAAGAAATTATAGGAAGCGAGGGGACGCATGTCTTGTTCAGCAGCGCGATCGGCTGTCGGAACAATTTCACTGTATCTCGTTTTCACTACTTTAACAATATCACCAATGATTGGAGTGTAAAGATCTGTATAGAATAAATTATTTATTTTCTGCCCAAGTTTCATATGCGGAGTAACTTTAGGATCCAACGGTTGACTGAGATGTAATTTGGACAACATGCGTTTTAGATCACACATGCTGTTAACATCGCCGAACCAAACATCGCGACTATACATGCGTGAGAGGAACGAAATGCCAGGTTTACCAACCGGTACGTTCTCTATTTCGATAACATGTCCAAAATCGGCTGCGACTCTTGTGAACACTTGTTCATCAACGTCGCCTGTTATGCCATCATCTCCGCCGTAAACGCCCAACTTATCGTAGGCTTCCTGACCGGGAAGACCACAATCACGGTAGGTACAGAAAGATATAAATGCATTATCAAAGGAATTCATGACAGCGGTATCTGGTGAACCGGACAACCTTGTGTCATCAGTGTCGACAGGAATTCCAAAACGCGTTACAGCTTTCTGTTTAATTAAGTGTGGAGTTTGTGCACGAATCATATCATGATATAACTGCATGAAGGCATAATACAATGCCATCGCTTCAAACACACGAAGCACAAAACTCATTCTCCCGTCCCATCGCGAATAGTCAGTTTGTGTCGCAGACCGTTTGAGGGTTCTGCAATAATCGCTGACTCGCTGAGCGATTTGTCGAGGCGTCCGGCCAAAGGCATACCATGGACAACGGGGATTATTCGTCAAATACTCGGTAAATGAATAAATTATCTGAGAATAATGAAGTTTAAGCAGATCGGGTATAGTCGATATGACTCGGGGATCAGCTGGCTTCGTATAAGCCTCAGATTTCATAAATGACCGTATAATGTCGTGATAATCCTCTGGTAACGCAGCAACAGCGCGAGCTATACTAGCGCGCTGGCTCGGACGAGCTTGCTTAAGCAAGACGTATTCCATGCTCTTTGGGATGAGAGTGTGTTTGACGTCAGTTGGAAATACAATGGATAGAAACTCATGCATGTACCCGTAATATCGAAATGGAATTTCAGATATATCGGTCTTGATGCTATTTATACGTGCCTCAACCATGCGCCTGTCGTTCGCCCGAGAATGTACAGGGGCATAACCGCAGCGCACTATTGGGTGCATAAATGGAACCATTGAAGGTTTAGCATTCTCATCATAATCCTGATTTAGTGCTTGATAAGATGCTGAGTTGTCCATCGGATAAACGACGTCGGGACCATACCATAAGGGTCGTTTCCTAAAGTAGGCTACGAGGACTTCAGCGGCTTCATCAGTGCAATGTGTGAAGGATTTGACATAATGTGTAGTCAAATCATTCCTACTAAACGTCTGCTTCGTAAATAATGCATCATCTTGCACAGCCGTGATTGTCGCACTAGCGTACGTCCCCGGTAAACCTGTGGACCGCATGTGGCCCAACCGTGTTTTCGTATCCAACCTCAAAAACCCATTGAAGTTGACACGCAGTCTATTCAGTACGTTGCCACCACACCATCTCATAACATCAATTAATGGGCTATGAAATGACACCAAGGGTGACAATAATATGATTTGATGGTTTTCAGTGACGTACTTCCTATCAACAGAGTACGAAACACACGCATAACTTAAGCGTGCCCAGTCAAATCGGGTAGCAACTATGATATCATGAGCATAGTTCCACACTTTGTGGACATAGGTTGCCCCCCCGGCAAAACCACAATGTAAGTTATCTTCACTATCAAACGTGAAGCTTAGATTGTCTATAATGCCGGATACTGATGTAGGCTGGAATGTGGATAAAATATATGTTCGCGGAAATTGCGCAAGCAACTTAGGCATATCTGCGTAGTAATCTGTATCTACCATCGATACGATGGATTGTAAAGGCGGATCAAACGCCGCGTAATCAACGTTAAAATCCTTAGCAGTGTTGAACTCATGGCTACCGAGACGATCATTATTAACATCATTCTCTGTGCGTTGGTAAACGTATTGCTGTTTACCAACGCTGCGGCAGAAGGCATCAATAAACAGGCGAGAACGATTACGGACCGCGGCCGATTCAGGATGCGGATGATTACGGGGAGTGTTGATGGGAGATACAGGATGCGCAGCAAACATATGTTTGACGACATTTTGATTTGTTAAGTCACGGGCGTTACGCATTAGCAGTGCTAGGTAACGGGGCGTGACATGGGTTTTCAAAAAGTTCATCCACAGAAGCTTTGATACGCGCACAACCTCTAATATGGCTCGAATAGGATCGGACCAATAGAAGCCCAGAGACCTGCAAACTTTGCTTATGGTGAAGAGTGAGGCGGCAAGGCCGCAACAATATGAAAGTGTATAAACTGTTACAGGAGCTGGAAAAGTGCGTGTTAAGAAATTTTCAATACGGACTAAAGTCTCAGAATTGAAGAGCTTGTAATCTTGCCCCAAGCTTAAGGCGTGTCGTAGAGAGCGAGGCCAAAAGGCCGAGGACAAAAGTCGCATATCGCTTTGAGACTACTTGCGCTATGCTACACAAGTAGAATGACACATCGATTGATTTATA